AGACAAGCGCAAATATTCTCTTTTCCGTTTACAGTCTCGCTTGCTGTTAAGCAAATCAGAGAACGTAAAGTTTAGCGCGTCACGCTGGGCGCTTAATTCGTCGATGAGTTCAAGTTTATAAGCGCGATATTTAGCGCGATACTCCGCGCGGATCTGGTCATAGCTAATCATGATTTTTATCCTTAAAACTAGCGCCCATAGTGGGCGCTGAATCCGTCTACTTATGCTTTGAAAGCGTCAGCCAGATAGTTATAAAAATCATTTTTGATAAAGCGATATTGCTGTGATCCGTTTTTGGCAGCGCCCATTCCTTTAATCTTCTCGACCAGTCCCAGACGTTCACACAGATTGATCAGCTGGTTGGCTTGCGTATATCCTGCATCTAACTTAATTTCATTTGCTTGTTTTGCTTCATTCATCAAATCGAAAACAGCACCATTTGTGAACGTGTCGATCTCATCGTTAATCATATCGATTAAAGCGAATACACGAGATCCGGACATATCAGCGACTGAATACACACATTTACCAGACTTGATAGACTTAACCAGATAAACCAGCTTTTCGAGAGAGTAGCTATTTGTCATCGCTTCGCGGAAAAACACTTCTGGCGTTTGCTTGCTTGCTTTAATCGCGTAGTAGAAGACACCAGACAACTTATCGTCGTTTACTGCGTTTACAACGTTATTCACGAAGTATGCGAGTTTAGTAGACGCTGCAAGCATGTTAGCTTTATCTGCTTTGGTGTGCGTGCCATTCTGATAATGTTCGTTGTAAGTCTGTGTAGCTTGATCTGCTTTTAATTGTAATTCGTCAGTGATAACTACAGCAGCATCAATGATGGATTTTTTAGAAATGGTTACGTTAGACATGATTTTAATCCTTATGTAATATTGAAAACTTATTTTGTTTTTCGTCTATCGTCAGCATGTTTGCTTTCGATGTAAGTAATTATCGACACGCAAAAAATAAAATCAAGCGTTTTTCGAAAGGGGTGATAAAAAATTTATTTCACAAATAAATCAAAGTCTTAGAAATAAGTCGCGTTTTCTCGAAGGTGTTGCCTAAATAAATTCTACACTCGGTGTATTACCCTTATATATTTGGCGCTGACAATGCTTTTGGTGATTTAATTTATCGGGAGATGACCCATAAAATAATAACCGGACATAGCCGGTTATTGCCCTTATAGATTATTGCGTTGATACGACTGCTCTCCGATTGGTTTCAAATAGTGTATCGACAAAGTCTGCCGATGACTCGCTTTCGCCACAGTCCTGCAGCTCCCGCATGTCACTTGATAGACCCTTACAAAGTTCGGCGCTCTCGCCAATAGATTTGCCGGCCTTAACCGCAGCTGAAAACTGGTACATACAAACCGACACATTCTCCGACGATGAACAAACGTCGTTCATGAGAGACTGGATAACCGGTTTATAGTCCATTGCCGAAACAGCAGGCGCGATAATAAATAGAATTGAGGATAGTAAAATCGGCTTCATAACTTAAAACGGCAGAATTCGTTCAACCCAATCAAACAGGACGATCATTTTTCGCCCGTTCCCAACGGCAAGTGTGACCTGACAAGCGTCGACGCCAAGTGACACACCTTCAATTTCGCGGCCGTCCGCCATGTAGACCCTTACAGATTTATGGTTCTCGTGAGCCTGGCGGCAAATTTTAAAGAAATCACGGCGGGATGGCCGGTTATCAACATAGTCTGGATGTACGGTTACGCGACCAACGAAATCATGGGTGACAGCGTCATTTACACCTGACTCGATAGTGCTGATTCGCTCAAGTGGCAACCTTACACGATTGTCTTTGTCGAACGGCGCCGGGCATAGATCTACCTTGTTACGGGAGGACATCGTCCCCTGAACGTACATGCAGAACACCTGGCCATCTTCCATCGTGACCTTTACGGGAATTTGCTCCTTGCGCCAGAACATCAACGACGCCTCTACTTTTGAGTAATCGCGCGGCCAGACCTCAGCAGGTATCCCGTAGGTGATATCGGTAATGGTATTGGGCATATTTTAAACGCCTCATGTTATGCGATAAAAATTACCAGAAGGTACGAGTCACCATTATCTTCTATTTCCTTAGTTTTGACAGGCGAAAAAGCGTTACCTTGTTGCAAATACTTAGAATTGTTATAGTTTGCAGGCAAGTTTCTATATGGTGAAGAATGATGAATAAGTGCGCATTAATAGCTTTGATAACCTCCAGTTTACTGGTGGCTGGATGTTCAACCCAGGCGGTCAGGACGAGTGCTGCCGACCCAGTCCCAGCTTCGAGAATACTGTCGACCAAATACAATACGCCGTCAGAGAATACGCAAAAAATCATCGTGAAACGAGACTCTGGCAGTAAGGGCGCGCTTTGTACCAGCCGGCTTTCTGTTGATGGTGAGCCAGTTGCTGATATCAAAACATCTGAGAAGGTTGAGTTAAACCTGCCTTATGGCGAGCATATTCTGTCTGTAGATCAGCAGGGTATGTCTATTATGTGCGGCAAGATGAACACCGAAAGAGAAATCATGGTGTCAAAAGATAAGCAAGACGAATATCGGATCGGGGTGACGGTGTCGGCAGAGCTGTTCATCATGAAAACAGCCTATAAATAAATGGTAGAGGAGGGCGAGAGCGTTTTACCCACGCCCTCCGTAAGTACGCGTTAGAGACGTTTGAGGATATCTTCCAAGTCTTCCTTGGTCATCCCGGAGTTCTCGTAGATCTGCAACACTTTCTGTCTCGCGTTCTCAGCCGCTGCCATCGAGGTCGCGATCTTCTCAAACTCTGCTGTGCTCATCTTGGTCAGAACAAGGTTAATGATGTCTGACTTCGACATTTTGATGTTGCGCTCTTTCAGGCGCTTTTTGAACGAACCAAGCTTTTCGTTGGCTTTTTCGGTGAGCTTCACCTGACATGAAATTGAGCGATTTTCGGTCATAATTAATCTCTTTGTAATACACCAAAGTCAAAACTGCTCCCGACAGGCAACACGCCTTCCGCAAACCCGGGAGTGGTGTCAATAATGTGTTTTCGTTCGTATGAGTGTGACATCAGGTGTTTGTTGCTTATATCGATAAAATCCGAAATAAAACACACATTTGCCTGATTCTTCTTGGCACGAAGGCCGCGACCAACACGTTGACGCATTTCGACTTCGGCCTTGCCTCCTCCGGCAAGAATTACGGCGCCAACACTTGGCACATCGACACCGACATCCAGTATCGTAGAGCCGATCAGCACATCAATTTTCCCTGCAGCCAGGCTGTTAAGCTTAGCCTGTCTGGTACTCTGGTTGGATTCACCGTAAATAAAATCTACCCGTAAGCCGCTCTCTTTCATCATTTCCATCAGTATCTGACCGTGGCGTTTGATCCTCACCAGGGTCATACAGTTCAGTCCATGATCACGGTACATCAGCGCGTCGCGAACGACGGCCTCGTTACGTCCAATATTGTAAACGATACCGAGCTGATAAGCTTTCTGATACGGCGTGCTCATACCAACTCTGAAGTTCAGATGCTTGGAAGCGAGCTCCGCTCGGATACGAGCCTCATCCGGAGTGTACGCGATTTTATGGTATAAGAAGTAAGGTTTGGCCAAAATACCTCGCTCGATCAGATATTTTTCAGTGACCTTTATCTCGATGCGGCCTGCAACCGCCATCAGACGCATATTGGCCTCAGTTGAAGCCTTCATAAACGGAGTTGCTGTCAGCGCCAGACGATAGTCTGCGTTAATGCAAAGCCTGGCGATGTCATAAAAGTTTGAACCGGAGGATTCGTGGGCTTCTTCGAGGATTAGCAGTGAGACGCTTGAGAGGAAACGCTTAACCAGCTCCCGGCGCTTAAGATGATAAGCCTTTTTGTCAGCCGGCATATCGCGTGGAGGCTCTTCAAGAAAACTCGCCAGGGTTTGCACTGTTGCGACATTGATATGGCGAGATACCTGAAACTCACCAGAACCAATGATGCCAACCTTCTGACCTTTGAGCCACTGTTCGCCATTCTCAGCTCGATAGTCGATCGACTTCTGGAAGTTATCTGCCATTTGGAACATAAGAACAGAGCGGGTGGTTAAAAACAGCGTCATGCGCCCAATACGCGCCGCGGCTTTGC